GGGATGCTATGGAACAATTATTAGACTTACTTACTAAAATTATTAGTTTGATACCTAAACTTATGTCCCTATTTACTATGTTGACAGATCCAATTAAACTTATAAAGGATGCTGTTTATGGAGTTAAAATAGCAATACTGATGTTTTATGAAGCAACAATCGGCTATATTATAGGTTCATTTATGAAGAATTTTTATTTAGATAGTAAAAATGAAAAAACGAAACAGGGTGGAAAAAAATGTATAGATAAATCCTTTATTAATATTCTAGTTATGATACTATGTCCACCTTTAGCAATCTTTATGAATGAAGGTATGGGTAGTATTTTTTATGTGATTATAGCAAGTGTACTAACCTATTTTTATTATTTACCAGGATTAATATATTCTTGTTTATATATATTATAATATAACAATGGGGTGGAATGAAATGGTAGATGCTATATTATCTTTAAAAGATTTTGCTTTTAATTTAATAAATATTATTGTTAAATTGATTAAGGTATTCCCAAAATTTTTGTCTATTTTTACGTATATATTAGACCCTAAAAAACTTATTAGCGATATCATTTATGCAATTGTAACTGGTGCTAAAATGATTTATGAGGCCACAATTGGATATCTAATTGGCTCATTTATGAAGAATTTTTATTTAGATAGTAAAAATAAAAATAAAAAAAATAAAAAAGGAGGGAAAAAATGTTTTAATAAATCATTAATAAATGTATTAATCTTAATATTATGCCCACCACTGGCCATATTCATGAATGAAGGAATATCTAGTATATTATATATTATTATAGCAAGTGTACTAACCTATTTTTACTATTTCCCTGGATTAATTTATTCTTGTTTATATATATTATAATAGTATGACTAACTATGGAAAAAAGTGTAAAGTAAATAATGACTGTTCTTCCAAAATATGTGAAATGACATATAAGAATAATGAACCAGATACTAGAAGATGTGTAGAAGGCGAGGTTTCATCTGATATGGATATGGATACCGAACAAGAATCTGGAAAAGAAAAGAAGTTAGAATTTGCTGGTGAATGCGAGAATGATTCAGATTGTTCTTCTGGATTATGTGAACCTAAATATGGTTATAAACATGGGAAAGATGTAATTCTAGGTAATTTTTGTGTTAACCAAGACCTAAAATTATCATCAGAATGTACCTATGATAGCGACTGTAAATCAGGAAGATGTAAAACAGAATATGATGGGGATATACCAGTTGCTAGGAAATGTGTTGTATTTGAATCTATGCCTAAAATTGATAATGTAAATCGTAATTTTGGCGACATGAAGGAAGATGATTTGCCTGAATTTGCAAAATCGAAAGAATGGAAAGCCGCGAGTAATGAAACATATGTCTTATCTAATTCGGAAAAGGCAAAAAAATTACAGGGAAGAGGAATTATTTCTGATATAATAATTATTCTAATGGAACTAGTCGTTTTAGGAATAAAAACTATATTTAAAATTCTTTTTGATATATGGAAACTAATCTTTTTTGTAGTATCATATGTTCCCTCACTAATTCTTAAGGTAAAATTTTTAGGGTTTCTTGATAAATATAAATGTAAAGATAATTCTAACTGTAAAAAGGGTAAATGTGATCCTAAAAAATCTTTTTCAATACAGGCAAAATATATAAAACAACTTCTTGTTATACTATTTCCACCATATGGTGTTTTTATTTCTAAGGGAGCATCTTCAATAAAGGAAATAATGTTAACATCAGTTTTAACTATTATGTTTTATTTCCCAGGTATGATATATGGATTAAAGGTTATAGAAGAATAAAATTTCTTATAAACTAACATAATGAGTGATATGTTCAAATTATTTATGCATGGAGGTATGATAAAAGATGATATCTGTATTCCTACCGACTTTATTAAACTATTTTTTACAATAATTTTCCCACCAATCGGTATCTGGATAGACCAACATGGTAAAGGATACCCTAATATGAATAAAATAGGTATTAGTTTTATATTAACTGCTATGTTCTATTTTCCAGGTCTAATGTATGGATTAAATAATATTTCGTTCAGTTAAATCTTATATTTTTTTTTTTTATTAATTGTATGTCCGTTCCAACAAATTATCTTATAAATGATGTTAGAACTTTTGATTATTTTAAAGTTAAAAGTTTTAGTGGGTTTTTAACCAAAGATGTAGTCGCTACACTAAAAAAAAATATTCTTAAAAATAATATAGAAGAATCCTGTAATTGGTGTATAGAATTATTCCTATCTTTACATATAGAAAAATTATACTCTATCTTTTTGGATATTGCCCTAAAAAATATTAATATTCTTTCTCCTAAATTACCTTCATTACTACATAAAAGATTTAAACAGTTAATAGATTCTAACTTATCTATGTATGATATGAGAAATTCACAGATGGTCCGGAATCATATAATAGATTTTTGTATAATCGTGTGTATGAGTAATAAAAATAAAACGATAGGGATATCAACTCTTAAAGATAATGAAATGGATGCTAAATTTATATTAAAAAAAATAAAATCTGAAAAATCCTATGTTGATAATTTATTTAGAAGTAATGATCCTATCGAACTAAAATTTATTGTTAATGAAATGGTGCATAATATGAAAACTTCTGATTTTACTGGAACTGTATATATGCTTAGTTGGATAATACAATATGATAAGTTATCTAGTAAAAAAAAGAAACCAATTATGTGTCATGAAAGAATTAGTGGTAATATAAAAAAAGAAAATCAAACCGATTTAATCTGGTTATTATGGGAAATAGTTATTTCTGAATCTCAAAAAACATTATCTAATAACGTACAAAAAGAAATAGATAGTCTTTTTAAATTATACAAACTATTTTACAAACCCAAATCAAAATATAAATATATTAATCTTTATCTATTTGCTATAAAATATTTTACAGATATTTATGATATCAGCACACCTATTATTTATAATTATTACATTTCTCTGCAAATATGTATGAAAATAAATTTTATGATAGGTCAGAAAAAACACCTTGAAGTTGTAAAAAGTAATAATGTTTCTTTCGAAGTAATTAAAAAAAAGAAAGAGAAGGCAAAAAAGAAAACTCCTAAACAATTAAAAGCAGAAAATGTACAAAAGAGATTTGATATTATATCTAATATAGACATAAATAATTAATCTAAACTATTTTGTAATATAAATATAAATGAGAAATAAACAAATCATATTTCTAATATTTTTGGTAGTTTTATTATGTTATTTTGGTTATAAAACATCATTTACACAACGCACTCAAACTAAAATTAAAAACTTTGAAAAAAACTTTGTTAAGAATATTGACCGTAAACAAAAAGATTTATGTGGTAACAAGTTTAAAAATAGCACCGTTTCTGACTTCTTTATCTGTAGTAGCCACAAACCCTTTCTAACCGGATTTTTACAGTATGATTATTCTAGTTTAGATATGCTCCAAAAATCTATAATTTATGGTAGTAGATATATTGAACTAGAAATATTTAACAAAGAAATACGAAATGACACTATACCAGTTGTAGGCTCAAGTAGTAGTGATGGTTCAGTAATTTATGGACAGAATACTTTAGATTGCGAAGAGGTATTTAAGTTAATAGGAAATATTGTTTTTTCTGAAAGATATCTAGACAATTACAAAGAACCCTTTTTCATTTTCTTGAATCTTAAGCTAAAAAATAAGACTTCTACATTAGATAAATTATACGATATTATTAAAAGAAACCTAAATCTTAGACTTCTAGACAGTAATTATTCATATCAAAAAGAAAATATTGCACGAACAAAAATGTGCCATCTTATGGAAAAAATTATTCTCTTTTCTTCTGATGGTTATGAAAATTCTAAGATGGAAGAACTAATTAATATGTCCACTAAAAGCCCTAGTCTTAACAGAATAAAATACACTGAACTACCACACAAAGAAGAACTATCTAACAAAAAGGATATACCACTCGTATCTATTACTAGTAAAAAAATAAAACTAATGAACAATATTATCTATATGTTAGATGATACCAATTTCCTTTCCCTCGGAATACAACCCCATATGTCTTTACAGATAGATGGCTCTAATATTAAGGGAAATAATACTAACGGTAATGTTATTAAAATTAAAGAAGTAACTAATAACGCTTTAGTATTAGAAAATAATGAATTCATTGAAGAATCTGGTGAAAATAAATTATCACTAAAGATTTTTGATAGTTCTTATTCTCTTAAAAATATAGATAGACAGAATAAATCTTCGCTTACGATTGTTTATACAGAACACAACTTCTTTAATTTTAATTTTGATCCAGAACATGCCTGGAATCTAGGCTGTCAATTTGTATGCATGAATTTTCAAAAACTTGATTTCAATCTTAAAAAATATATGAAAAAATTTAACAAATACAGTATTATACAAAAACCTACTAACCTTAGATTTGTTGAAAGAAAAGAAAACTCTAAACGATTAAACACACTTTTCCCAAAATATATAGAAACAAATAACACTGATATTATTTATGATTTCGCCAAAAACAATTTTGAAATCAGTTTAGTCCCATTCAAATATTCCGATAATATTGGGTGTTGTGTAAATAAATCCCCCAAAGATAACATTATATGTTCTAAATATAGTAATAATTCATCTAAATGTAATGAAAGAGAAAACTGTTTATTTACAAATGATATTGAGAAATGTAAACAGGATATTGTTAAAATAGTATACAATAACGATTTCTTGTCTGTCTCTCCAAGTCATAAAAAAACAGATTCATTATTTGAAATTGTACCTGGTCTTGATAATCAATTCGAATCTATATCAATTAAATATAATAACAAATATCTCGTTACCAATGATTCATGCTGCTATCTTTCTTTCAAGAATTATAACACAAGTAATACGAATTTAGTAGATACATTTAGAAAACATGCTAGTTTTTATGCTGTAAAACCTATGTGTTCTAAAGAAGGCTTTGTATCTTTTATGCAGATAAAAGATAACAAAAAATATTATATCAAATACAGGAATGAATTTAACTACAATGAACGTGTCTACAGCACAACCTCTAATGAATTTGATTTGATTGGGGAAATGGTATCTGAAGATGGCCGTGTTGGTATATACCAGGTAAAATCAAAAGATAATTATAAAAGTATCGGTCATATTTTTGTTAAAGGTAAAGACCATAAAGTAGATATACTTAATAAGAATATTATACTACTAAAGGGAGCTGTATCTGAACCAATTGGATTTGAATTAATATGGAATACAAATAATGTATATGTATGGAAACCTATACCAGGGGATGGATATATTGGATTAGGTGTAGCTGTTACTCTAAATAAAACTCCACCAGATACTTCCTTATTCTGTTGTGTTGCTATAGAATATACATCAGAAGTCCTACTTGATAATAAATTATACTGGTCTAATAAAGGCAATAATCCAAATAATCCACTAAGTTTATGGGAAGTTCCATCCAAAAACTATTTTATATCGAATGTTGCTTACACCAAACCTAGCGAATTTAGTCAACCAGTATATTCTATTAATCTTGAAGCATCGGATTATATGGATAGATTGTTTATGGGAAAAGAAACCAGCACAACAGAACCTTTCTGTTTTAAGGTTATTAATAACAAAACAAAGATACCGAATAGGATAGATCCGATTGATTTTAACGAATATATAGAAGAAAATAACTATAAAATTTCATTATATGATAAACCCGAAGGTTCAGATGTACCTGAAAAGAAGTGTGTTGGGTTAGAATACGCATACTGGTCTAAATATTATAGCAATGATAGTAGCAAATCCGATAATAAGAAATTGGTTATAACAGAATGTAATAGCAATGATTATATGGGAACCAATTTCATTTTAAATAATGATAGCACTATCAGATTGAAGGGTAATACAAATTATTGTCTAGAAAATAATGAAAACAATCTGGTTATAAATAGGTGTAATCAATCCAACCCACAGGAATTCTTTTATAACAAATCTAAAAATTTGCTTACTAGTCTGGTAAATAATAACTGTCTTGATAAAGATCTAACATTTAACGAAAAATGTAAAAGTACATTTATATTAAAACAGGAAATTGTAACAAACTGCATTAGTGTAAATAGTGTTGTCTATGTTAAAAAGAAAGTAAAAAGACACACAGATTCTTATTTCTCGCAGAGAGAGGATAATACAGTAAGATTAAATGTTCTAAATGAAGATATAGATAGAACATATTTACATGTTTATGTGAAGGGTATTGTTAACGATAAAAAGGATGGAAAATATAAAATAAAACTATATGACCAGAATTCGAGCGTACTCTATATAGACACTAATTCTAATTTGGTTATACCCTATTTTATACCACAGAGTAATAAAATAGAAAAGGGGACGGAATTATTATTAGAGAATGGTGGTGTAATGGGTAAATATAATGAGAAAAATATTAGATGGATGGCTAAAGTAACAGATAAATTGGAGAACGACAAATATGCTGTAGTGTTTAGTATAAATAGTATTGAGGCGGATATGAACAAAACCTCTTTTGGTAGACCAAGGACAAATGAGAAGAAAATAGTAGATATTATGGATATAGTTCTTCTTCAACCGGCGTTAGAATGTAATTAATTAATAAAAAAATAATCTTGTATAAGATTAAATGGGTCAGGGTCCTTCCAGTGTAAATTACAACTATGTTTACGAAGAATCAAAAAAAAAGAATAAAGTTTCTAAAAAACCCAAGGTGAGTGAAAATCAGATTTTAAAGGAGAGAGAGGCAGAAAAAATAAATAATACT